ATCTTGGAACTCAGCATCTTCTAGTAGTTCAAAGTATGATCTTTGTGACACAATGTAAACTACGTCTGCTGGGTTAACACCATATTTACCCATATTTTTTCTTAATGAAAGAAGTTCTGCAGCTGTAACAGTGTCAGAAGCAAAAGCAGTAGCTGACTGTGTATAATCACTGTCATTTCTTGCTAAGTGAAGTAGTCCTTCAAAAGCAGCTCCGCTTGTTCCGTATACACCATCAGCATCATCACCAGCTAGGATAGCATTTTCGATACCTCTAGCATGAGATCTTACCATAGATTCTCTAATTAAAGGAAGAATCGGTAAGATTGCATCTTCTTCTGTCTCATTTCCTAAGTATGATTGTGAAATCAATTTCTTAGTTGAAAGAGTTCTTTCAGTCATAGTTACACCAGTAAAAGGTGCTCCGTATGCATCGCCTCTGGTATCTAAGTTACCATAAGGAGATGATCCAGTTGCTGCTTGGTTAGAAGTAAATTCTGCATAGCCTGCATCTGGTAAGATTGGGATAATCATGTTTGCAGAAGTCATAGTAATCTCTCTAAATAGAGGTGCTAGAACTAATTCATTTTGAATATCTCTTTCAATGTTTGTTGAAACAACTTGTTCAAAATCTGCTGAAGAAACTTGAACACCTGAGTGCTCGTTTACTTTCTGCATTAAAGATTTAGCATAACCAGTGTCGTAACCTCTACCAGTTGCTAATCCTAAGAACTTAGAATCAATGATTTCTTCTTCGAAAGACTTCTTCCAGTCGCCAGACTGTCCTCTGTCTGAGAATACTCTCTTAGACTCTCTAATCTTCATGATTTCTTCGGATTTCTCTGCAAGTTCAGATTTTAACTCAGCTACAATGCTGCCAAGCTCTTCATTTTTATCTGAAAATCTTTTCTCAACATCTTGCATAAGTTTTTCTGCTCCTGTTAATCCAGCTTGGATTACAGTTTTTTGCTCTTCCTGTTTTTCTTCTTGAATTGCTTTTTCTTCTGCTTCAACCTGAGCAGCCTTTTCTTCGGCTTCTTTAGCAGCTTTTTCTTCTGCTGCCTTCTGCTCAGCTTGTTGCATTGCTAATTTAGCAGCTGCTTTTTCAGCTACGTCTTTAGCAAAAGCGTCAAGGTCAAATTCAGGAGTATTTTTTTCTACGTCGCTCATGCGATTCTCCTCTTCTATGGCTTCCGCCGCTTTAGACTGCTCTGTTTCTTCAGTCTTCACTGAGTCCACCGAGTTAGTCTGTACAAAAGATTCCTTGAACTTGTTGTATTCGTCCATTGAATCAAAACTCTTGCTGAGAGCAAAAGTTGCTCCCTGATTGCATGGTATTGATACTACTGAAACTTCAAAAAGTTCGGCATCTTTAACTTTTAAACCGCCGGTGTTTGGAAGTGATTCTGCATCTTTCACACGGAAACCTACAGAAAATGCTCCTAGAACACCGTCTTTAATTAATTCTTTTATATCGCCAGCAGCTTTAGATATTCTAGCAGTAAACTCTAGTCCATCTTTTGAAGCGCTGACAGCTTTCGCTCTACCGATAGGTTTATTATAGTCGTGGTTAAACAAAACGATAGGGTTACTTAGATAATTATCTAAACCACCTTTTGTCCAAGCCTCTGCTTCTATAATGTCACCTGCACGGTCTTCTACGTTAGTACTGGCTAGTCCTTTTATCTCTACTGAACCGTCTTCTTCGTTGACGTGAGATTTAAAAGTGCTAGTCCAATGAAAAATTTTATTCGACATCTTTCTCTACCTTTTTAGGTGCTGCTTTTTTAGGTTTCACTTCTTCCACCTTTTTTTCGATGACAACTGGGTATCTTTTACCTACGTTGTTCAGCACTCTTGCCCAGTTACCATGATATCTTCTCAGATATAAGTCACGAACTGGAACTTCGTTACCATAACTTCTATATTCATTGAGGTCCATAGTTTCAACCCCTTTTGAAACAAAAAATTCTGATAAAGCCTTTAGCATCGCATCTTTTGTCATTATTCTTCTCCTTCTTGTGGCCTGCCACCTTCGATTGGGTTTGCGGCCGAACCTGCGATATTTGCAGGAATTCTTGGTGTATCAAATCCTTCGATCGCTTCAAGATTCAATTTCCCCCTAGCTTCATTAGCTGACATAATACCAGTATTTACCAGAGAAGCGTAGTATGCTGCGGCATCTCTTAATTCTGGCTGTAACGATGGTACACCTGTTACATCTTCTACCAGTTTAAAACCAAAGAAACGTTCAAAAGCTTTCATAACTTTTTTAACGATAGGTACTACTGTTTCCAAATAATACAATCTTTGATTTGGTCTTATATTGGCATTATTTCCACTATCCATAAGAATAGGTGGAACGCCTAATGCTTCAAGAATGATTCTCTCGTTAGACTTAATTGCCTCTTGAAAATCTAGTTCTTTAAAATTAACTTCTGTCAAGTTTTCTACTGATAGTCCTCCATCTAAGAACAAAGGACGTCTACCACCAGACTGAGGATTATATCTTGCAACCCAAGCCTGCAACATTCTTTCTTTGATT